TTAACGTAAGATGATAAAGTAACTCTTGAAACTTTAAGTAATTTGAGAATTTCTTTGGATCTCATTATTGCAATTATAATAAATAAATTTATATACTTTTATATGGATTTACTACCCTGACAACATAATTAATCTTGGCTCATCATCTTTTGTATAATCCATTGTGTTTTATTAAAAATGGTTTTTTATTTAAAAAACCATTTTTAATAAATATTTCATCAATTTTTTATTTATTTTCTGGTATTGGAAGTGAATCGACATCCAATTCTTCTTTTACATTTAATTTCTCTTCATCCAAATCATCTTCTTCCAAATCATCAAGCTCCTCGGATAGTTCCATTATTTTGGAATTTTCTTTGGCCTGAATTCTTTCCAGGAAATCATTTTGTTCCTGGAATATTTTATCTGCTTTATAGGCTGGATCGATTCTTCTAATTAGTGCGCTTTTCATTTGTAGATCACCAATAACAAGAAAATAAATTTCCTTAACGTTGTTTGGCATCACAATCTGATATGTTTTAACATTTTCAATAATCATATCGGTTGCCTCTGCTTTAACTTCAAAATATTTAAATTCCGCTTTTTCATTAAGAATAAATTTTGATTTGATATCTTTCATAAAATTTCTGAAATATTTATTTCCATTTATTGCATTTGCTTTTGCTTCTAGTTGTTCCTGCATTTTTTTGGCATTTTTTTCTCGTTGGGTTTTTTTAAATTTTGTTTTAGAATTATTTTTTTTATTTTGATCTTCCTTTTCTTTCTCCTTTTCTTTATCCTTTTCTTTTTCTCCATCGACACTATTTTCAGTTGTGATAACATTATCTTCCTTTTCTTTTTCTCCATCGACACTATTTTCTGTTATGATAACACTATTTTCAGTTGCGATAACATTATCTTTTGTTGTATCTGGTTGATCCGCATCTTGGTCTATCATTTTTTCTAAAAGATTCTGATGGTTTTCGTTGGTTTCGTCTTTATTGGAAGTTGAATTACTTGTTACAATTCGCTCAACTTCGTTACGAGTTTTTTCTGCATCGTCTTGTTTCTTTTTTTCATCCCTTTCTTTTTTTGCTTTTTCTATTTCAATAACATCGTATACAATATCAGTAGCAGTCGTAACTAAAGTAGCTTTAACAATTACGACGCCATTTCTTAAATTTCCGCGTATTGAATCATATTCTACAAAAGTTATGGCACCAGTATCTGTAGCAAATTTACAACTTCTGAAAGTCAAATTTCCAATTTTATGTTTGGTACAAATTGTATCGATTTCTGAGGTTTTTTTAGTATTTTCTTTTTGGATCGCATTTTTTTTATGAGTATTTTGGTTTTTTGCACGAGAATTTCTTGGTAACGGCATATGTCAATAACAATTATTAATTTAAATATATTTATATTAAACAATATTAAACTTAATTAATCAATTTTTTATTACCATCGATGCGATCCATATATCAATGCCATTTTTTTAGGATCAATACCATTGCTAACAAGTAAATTTACTATTCGCGATATATTATTTTTATTATTATCGTATTGATTAACGATAGAAAAATCAACACCATATTCCATAAGTAATTGTAAAGTTTGATATGAGTCTTTATTAATAACTCTAATTAAATCATCCATAGATAGTACTCCAATGTTAGCACCAGCTTCTAATAGAATTTTGATGCTTTGATAATAATTTTTTTGTACACAATTACGCAATACATAATAATTATCTGCAGAAATATCTGCACCATGACTAATTAAATATTTTAAAATATGATCATGATGTCCAGCTATTCTTATTGGATAATCATTTGTTGTTCTAATATTTGCTCCATTTTCAACCAAAATTTTAATATTATCAATTAATCCAAAATAAGCTGCTTGTTTGAGAGGAAAATTATTATCAAAATGAATATCGGCACCATTATCAATTAATAATTTTAAACATTGTTGATGATTTGCTGCTGAAGCTAATTTGATTGCTGTGTTATTAGAAGTATTCGCATTTACCCCATTTTGTAATAAATATTCAATCACATCGTATGATCCATTCGCGACGGCAATAGATAAAAAAATATTATTTTCGATTGACAGATCAAAATCATACGATATCATCAAATTTTTAAATAAATTTTGTTTATTATTAGCAACCAAATATTTTAGGATACGCATCTCTTCCCAATGAAATGTATCCATAGATTGTCTTAATATTAACCAATTGTCGGATTGAATAATTTCCTTAATTTTAGGATCTATTTTTAATTTATAGGCTGTATATGGATAAATACTAGTAAATGTTATTTTTTCCATTTCGTACTTTATTTTTAATAATAAATAAGAAAGATAATAACATTACTTATTTATTAATAATAAAATCAATTTTTGGTGGCGAATTTTAATAAATTAAATTGTTTTTTTTGACAAATATTTTATTAAATTTATTGGTAGCATTTCTTAACTGTGTACGATTTAAATTTGATGATAAAAACATTAACAATTTAAGTTCATCTAAAGTCGGCATTCCTTGCCATGGGCCATTTTCTTCAATTGATGGTACGGCATTTTCGCGCATATATTTTATCTGTTGTTGGCAAAATTTATTTCTATCGTACCAAGAATCCAATTTTTTAAGTTTGGTAAAATCTCCATTATATTCTTGTGCCAAATTAAGAAATATGGAATATTTATTGTCGAGTTTTCGAATTTTAGCTATTTCAATAAACGGTTTAACCATTTCGATAGATACAATTGGTGCATCAAAATAGTACATTTTTCTAAAAGAAAATGCTTTATAATCTAATGGAGCGACGCATCCGTTCCCTTGTGTTGTTTTTCCACATTTTGCCCGAAAACTTTCATATTTTTCTGTTAAATCATCATAAGTTATACCGTAATCTATTTCTAATTTGGCATTTACTGCTTCATGAACACGATAAAACCATTTTGTTAGTGTTACTCTATTTTCCATAACATCATTTGTTAATGCTGTCTCACCCGTTGCAATAAATTTTTCGTACGATTCTCGACAATATTTACAAGGTAACACATCTCCCAATGAAATAAAATAATTTTTGTATTTCAGTTTTTGTTCTTCAGTTGGTTCTAATGGATAACCAAAAGTAACAGAATGATTAAATATCCAACCTGGTCCACCCCATATTTTAGTAATCAAACCATTATTTTTATAATCGGAATGGTCAATATTACATTCAGACATACAATTATACTTATTTAATTATGAGATAATATATTAGATTTTGGGCTTTAAATCTGGATCATATGCGGAATTTTATTTTATAAGAGTATTAATAAAAAATAAAATTATCCCGATTCTTCGTCTGATGTATCTACATATTTCTTGCCTTTAGCTGGTGGTTTTTTAGTATCCGAATTCATAAATGCAAGACAATGCTGATGATAGTATGAACCATCACTTTTAACTATATTACAATTTTCCGAACCTCGCTCCATACAAGTATTACATACTTCCGTTAAATATCCTCGACATAGACAACAATATTGTGTAGGATAGTTAACAACTTTAAAGCCAATTGGACTTAAATTGGTTAGTTTAAAAGTTCTTGTATCTTGCATTTATTTATTAATAATTATTAATAACTAAACAAATTATAACAATAAAAACAATAAATAATTCAATTTTTTTATTTTTGTTAATCATCAAATAGGTCAGCCAGTACATAAATATATTGGTCAGTTAATGCTAAATTATTATGCGTACCAGTGATATTAATAAATTTAATATTATGGTGATGTTTTGAAATACTGTTGTATAAATTCAGACCCTCTTTATATGGAATGATTTCATCTCTAGGACTATGCGCAATTATAATTTTTGTTTTATGATTAATATATTTAATCCATTCATTTGATTGATATTCGCTGCCAAGTAGTAATGATACTATTTTACCAACTGGTCCAATATTAATTTTATTAAACATAATTTCTATCATAGAATGTAAAGAATAAAAAGGCGAATTTAATATTAATGAATGTGGATAACATAAATTATCCATTCGTTTACTTAATTTTGCGGCTAAGTAAATAGCAACAGAACATCCTAATGATTCACCAAAAAAAGAGATATTGTTTGGGTGAATTTTTAATATATCAGTAGCAAAATTCCAAATTGCTTCTGCATCATTTTGTAAACCGTATGAAGACAATGTATACGCATCTCCCGTAGATCTACCAAAAGATCTGTAATCAAAAATAATAATTGAAGCATAATTATACAAAAATTTAATCATGTCAAAACGCATTGACAAATTACCCGCATTGCCATGGAAAAATATAATACATTTTGTCGAATCAGGATTTTTTATGTAAAATGTATCTAATAGTATACCATCGGATGTTTTAACCATTACATTATTAATATGACTACTAATATCTGTTAATTGTAATAATTTTTGATAGAATCGATTATATTTCATTTTATCAAAAGGCACTGGATGATAAAGCATAACATTTTTGATATACATTAGCATAACAAATATTATTATCAGTGTTATTACTAAAAAAAATAAATTTTTATACATTGGCTCTTAGATATGAATGATATTTATATATTGCCTAATAAACGAAAAATAATCATCATGCAGCAAATAATTAAACAAATAAAATCTAAATTAATTATAATACAAAGCTACATGAGTATATTAACCGATAATTTCATTAATTTCATTAAAAATTTAATTTGCACCAAAGAAAATACATCGCACCAATCTGTTATAAATAGCACATCACCACAAGTAACCAACAATAATGAAATTCACGACTTAACTGATAATGATATTGATTCTTTTGTCATAATTGATGTCAACAATAAAATCAATAAAAATACAATACTCAACAAAATAAATCAAAATATATTAGGACAAATTTACGCTAAACAAGAGTATGCTTATCGTATTGATAAAATGGGTATCGAAAATATTGAATGTTACATCTGTTTTGAAGAAAATATGAAAATGGTTGCATTAGAATGTACACATTCAATATGTCATAATTGTTACAATAAATTGATCAAAAACAAATATTTTGATTGTCCTGTTTGTGATAAAAAAATGAAACATATTACCGTTTATAAATTTTATGCTGTAATATTACCATATGATCATAATGCTATTTGTATATTGTATTTGCCACTTATTTACGATGAAAAGAAAAATATTTGGCTAGAATATGAAGTTTTTCATAACATAGCAAATGATCATAATCAAAAAAGTAAATTTATTTCGTCATGCCATAGAATAAATATTGAAAATTATGCTGTTATTGTTCTAGATCCAAAACTCAAAATATTTATCAAATCAATACATTCTATCCATACCCAAAGAATAATATATGATAATAATATTTCATAAAAAAAAATTGACAATTTTTATTATGATTTTAAAAAACCATAATAAACATGATTATGCCATGACAAAAAAATATAATTTTTTATACAAAATACCGAAAAGCATTCAAAATGATGAATATCATCATAATGAAAATGTTATAGGAGCCGCCGCAAATGTAATAAAAAAATTCATAGAATATGACGAAGTTGTTACAATAGCCGAAATGCAAAGTGGTAAAACGGATGTTATGAAAAGATTAATTTATATTATTAACAAATACAATGACGAAATCAAAGAAATTGGTATTAATATCGACAAGTATAATATTTATTTAATTATTTGTGCATCGTCAATAAATTTAAAAAATCAACTCAAAACAAAATTACCCGAAATCAGACATAAAATATTCCACCTAAACGATGTCGCTACTTTTTTAAAAAATTTGCACGAATATGAATCATTATTAATATCAATGGCTGATTCTAGTCTAATAATATTTGATGAATGTCATTGTGATGCTGAACAACAAAAATTAATTGATAAATTTAGAACAGCTCTTGATTCAATGGCAAAAATAAATAAAACAATTTACCATAAGGTTGGTTTTTCGGCAACACCATATGAACAAGTTTTAGCGAAGTACCCCAAAGTTATCATGGAACCCGGAAAAAATTATTATGGTATGAGACAAATTTTTGATACATGTCGTCCATCTAGTTCTAATGCCAAAAAAGGTATTTATCCCTTGGTTTTCCAAGCAAAAAAATTATCCGATCCAATTGAATGCGAAAATTTGTTTTCCGAAATAGATATATATGATATGTACTATATTTTTCGACTGCCTGGTCAAAAAAATACTGAAGATGCTCTCATATCAAATATTGAAAAAGCATTCAAAAAACGCGGATCAAAATTAGATACTTTTATTTATGATATGAGTTACAAGGATAGTATTAATAGTCTACTGGATATTCCACCAAAAAAACCAACTGTTATCTATTTAAAAGACAAATTAAGAATGGGTGAATATTTAAATACCAAATATGTGTATTTGGTACATGATGATCCACTAAATACTTATGCTCATACCACTGCACAATCATTAATCGGTAGATGTTGCGGATACAATAAACGATCGCATCAAACAATTATCTATTGTGATTTTCAAAAAGCTTGGCAACACTATGAATGGATTGAACATAAATATGATACTAAACACATACCACCAAATGCTAAATATATATGTAAAAAGGATAGGCGAACGAAAGATATTTGCATATATTAAATTTTTAATGCTGATAAACTATAATCACTAAAAAATTTAATACCCGATCAATATATATACATATACATACATGAACCAAATTATTGTGGTAATTATTGTTATAGTCGCGCTCATTATTTTTATAAATTTGGTATGCATGTTTTGTGGTACTATTCGTAATCGTCGCCGTAAACAAATATTGGGATTTGCACAGATGTCTACAAATAAATTAGGATATTCGAAAATAACGGATCCCTATGATAAACCTTTTGTTTTACATAATTTTATAACATCAGAATATTGTCAAAAAATTATTGATCACGCTGAAGATAAATTGATAGATTCTGAAGTAATTGGTGGTAAACAATCGCATATTCGTAATAGTAAGCAACATTGGATATCAAAAAATAATCAATTAGTTAAACCTATTTTTGAACATATATCAAAAAAATTTAATATACCATTTGAAAATGCCGAAGATTTGCAAGTCGTAAGATATTTACCAAATCAGTTTTACAATGAACATCATGATTCCTGTTGTGACAATAATCAAAAATGTCTGGAATTTATTGAAAGAGGAGGCCAAAGAATACTAACAGTACTGATTTATTTAAATAACGATTTTTCTGAAGGAAATACATTTTTTAGAAATCTTGATCTTAAAGTAAAACCTCCGACAGGAAATGCAATTGTTTTTTATCCATTAGCCAAAGGTACAAGTAAGTGTCATCCTTTATCTTTACATGCCGGTATGCCAGTGATAGCAGGAGTTAAATGGATTGCCAATGTATGGTTCCGCGAGAAAAAATTTAATTAATTAATTATTTAATTAATTAATTGAATTTTAGGCACATATCTGTCCCAACATTCGCATTCGGATTTCCGCAATTTCCAGATTATTCTCGCTTGGTGCTGTTGAAATCTGGAATCTGATTTTGGGTATATCATTTGAATCGGCCAAATCCAAATATTTCATTTTGTTGCTTTCCTGTCTGTCACGTGTTACCAGCGTATACTGTGTTGGTATGTGCCATTTTGATGGCATCGATCGATAGTAATCATTGCTTAGAATATGGGCTTTGTTTCTTATATCCATCATAGAACGTTCAATCGCAAGTCGTACTGTCGCTAAATCATCTATTTCTGGATCGGTTCCCAAAGCGACATAATAGTCAAAGTAATGTTTACTGGGTTGTTCCGAATTCCAGAAAGTTTTTGCGAAGATGTTACGGAATTCTGACCAGATATGATTGTTGCCGAATTTCTTGAATACGAAATGGATCGAACTTCCATGTGGTACAGCACTATCGAAAAATTTAAGTGCTTGTTCGAAAGATCGAGTAATTTCCGTTTCAGAGTCAAACTGGTGGGTTTCAACAAAACGATCCAGATCCATAAAACCCATTTCTTCCGGCTTACTATTATGAACACGTAAGATGGCAGCAAAAAAGTTTAGTGCATCCACATAAACATGAATCCAATTTTTATGGGGAACATCTGCTGCTTTCGAAGGTAAGGGTAACGGTATAGCAACAAATGGTTTTGCTGACTGATCAATTCTAGTAAATGTCGTATGTGCTACAACAGTTTCGGTTTGTGTGTTATTCCCAATGGGAATTTGGTTCTCCTCCTCTTCCTCGTCTTCTTCCATTTCCTCTCCCATGGTTTCTCCTTCGCAAGTCTGGGATTCGATATCCATTAACTCTTGCTTTGTCTCTTCTTGTTTGGTTTCTTCTAGTAGAATTTGTCCACACCAATACTGTATGAATGTATTATGGACAAATTTGAAAGGTATTGCCTGCGTAAGAATAACATGGTTATAAAGTTGCATACAATGCTCTAAATGTTGCTTACCGACTAGTATTTGTCCAATCAGTACCAACAGTTCTTTCATGATGTTCTCAAATGAAACCAAAATCTGTTCCGGATAGACTATTAGAAACTTGGGTAGAATAATCGATACTTTACTGAGATATTCATTGAATGTTTGCTCTTTGGTAAACAAAATGGTATTGAATTGGTTGTTTGTGTTAATGACTTGCGCCATTGATTGGGGATTGACGGGGGTCTGCATTATGGATTGGTTATGATTGCTTTAAGAAGATTGTAATGTGCTTTATGTTCACCAAAGAACCCTGATTTGAAAAAAATAGGGTACTGCATTGTAAAAATAACATGAACATAGTAATATTTTAGAATTTCAATTTTTTGACTCTGATTATCCTTGTTTTTTTGGGCATCAAATAATTGAAATTTATTGTGTCTACCATGCGTAATCAAAATTTGATATCCATAGACCCAAATTGGCATATTGTACCATTTTTTAAAGCATTTTTCACTATGGAAAAAATTATTGAAATACCAGAATTTGATTATTTGACACAACCTTACCAGGGAGACTATTTTTACATCCATGAAAACTCATTTTTTCGACTTAAAATTACACCTGAAATAGATTTTGAATCAATGGCATTAGTCATGAAAAACTATATCAAACTCAACAATCTTCTTAGTATACCTATATTTCGGATAACATACTATTCCGAAATAGCAAATATTTCTTTTATAAACGAATCCCAAGCCTTTACAATTAAACTGCCAATACAGGTACTCTGTATTGAGAACACTAAACTAGATGAAATAACAATATTCAAACCAGAAATTAATGTTGTTTTGATTGAAAAAATCAATGGTTTTTTGATTTATACCATAAATGTCGATTTTGCGCAATTTAATATTGGTATTGAAAAATTATCCAATACAAATAATAAATACACCATTAGCAATTTATGATAATTAATTTATAAAATAAATTATCACAAATTATACATCTACATATCTTTTTTTGGTTCGTTTTGTATTTTTTACAATTTTTTTGGATGGCATTTCAATCAAATCATCCAAATCATCCAAATCATCCAAATCATCCAAATCATCATCGCTGTCATATTTTTTGTTCTTACTATTCTTGTTATTCTTGCTATTTTTGCTCGTACTTTTATTATTTTTGCTTTTATTTGTTTTTTTAGGATTATGTTTGATATTAATTAATTTCTTTTTTGGTTTTCTTTTATGGTTATGCTCGTCGTTATCATCACCACTAGCTTCATCATTGTCACTAGCTTCATCATTATTTTTCTTTTTCTTAACAATAATTTTATCATTATTTTTCTTAACAATATTTATATCATCGTTATCATCGTCCGAATCAATGTATTCTTCTTCTCCATTTTTGTCTTGGGGAGGATCGGTAATCATCCAAAGTTCATCATCCGCTTGGATTTGTAATGGATTATTCGTTAATTTTGTTATTTTATTTTCGGAATCATTAACTAAATAAATAATTCTCAATGATTTTTTTCTTCCAAATCGTTGCGCCCTTCCGATAACCTGTGTTTCTAATTCGGGTGTCATTCTATGATATAATATGAGATAATCAGCATTTTGCAAATTTAATCCGCTTCCATAATGTTGTGAATCAAGCATCAATATATTTGTGGCACCATCTTTGAATTCATTAATAACATTTGTAATATGTGCGGGAACTCCAGATAGTAATGCATATTGTAATTTTGCTTTGGCTATATTTTTGATAATTTTATCGAAAGTTTGTGCATAATCCGAAAAAATTAAAATTCGGGGTATATCTTCATGTTCGAAGATATATGATAAAATTTTTTCGAGTACATCTGGTTTATCCATTTCATTAAAACCTTTTATCTTAATTTTATTTTTATTTACAGATGTTTTCTTTTTCTTTTGGGGATCCGCTGTAAAAACATGGTATTCTTTATTATTTTTGATAATATGTCGACAATATGGACATTTATTATCTCCGGCTTTAAGTGCTGACAATAGACATTTTAAACAAAATACACTTTTACAACAATCCAATATAGTTGGTGTATTAAAAGATTCGGCACAAATAAAACAACATTCATCTTTTATTGAATTTATTCTTTCATTGATTGTTTCCAATTTTGTTTTGCATCTAGCAATATCAGTTTTTAATTTTGTCATTCTTTTTTCGTGTGCATCGTGATCAGGTACTTTTAATTCTTTGACATATTCTAATTCTTTTACTAAATTATGAAGTTCAGTTTTTATTTTATCTGTTAATACCTTGACAATATTTTCTTCTGTGTCCATATCACAATTCAGTTTAGCAATAGCTTCTTTCATATTACCGGCATTAATTAATTGTAAAACATCTTGAGGAATCAAATCTTGGATAGCTGACACTACCCGTTGTAATAATGTATTGACCATGAACACTTGTGGTTTTGGAAGAACCATTGAACTATTAACATAAGCATCCGTATTTTTTACGATAAAATATTGCAATAAATTTTGATGGTGCCCAAATATTTTACCGACATATCTTCTACATGATTTATAAAAAATAGATGTGGGTGTGGCTGTTAAAAACCAATTAAAATTTCCGAATTCGTCAAACATTGGTGGAATACTGGCGGAATCCATTTCATCAATTATTACTCTGGCCCATTTAGTCGATCTAAATATTTGTTTAAAGAATTTGTATCTGTTGACATTCAGAATAAAAACTTGGGTTTTTTTCAAAATTTCATTAACTTTTTTTTGGTTAAGCATACGTCTTTCATATATGATATCCGGTATTTTTTTTCTGTTGGTTTTACTACCCTGTTTTTTATTATTTATTTTTTTTCCGGGTATATTTTTTTTTTTAGATACATTATATATCACAACAGGACAATCTGGAACGGGTACCTGTTTAGTAACATAATCAATATCAAAAAATACATCAAAATCAGATATGGTATTAAATTTAAGATATTTCAATTTAGAATTATCCATAAAAACTTGCCATTGATTAGCTAAATTATGCGGAACTACAATTAAATTGACATTTTCTGATTCTTTAACACTCATCATTTTAATAGAAAAATAATCGGCACCAACAATAAATCTATCATGTGCATTCGGTACTTGTGTATTTAGGATGAGACCAATAATCATATACGTCTTCCCTGATCCTACGATATCGGCCAAAATAGCAGAATTTGTTTCAATAATATAAGTTGATCCAGTAAATTCGGTTATATCACTAAGCCGATATTTAATAGTATTATACAATCCGGACGCAATATCTGGTTTATCAATTACAATAGTTCCCTGTTTTTCTAATTCTCTCATTGCAGCAATACTAGTTAATTGATGCGGCCTTAATTTAACTTTTAGGCCTTTCGGTTGCGCGATCGATGGTGAATTTTCATTTAAATCATAGAAGGACATTTTTTTCTTATAAATATTTGTACCGATACATTTTTATATATACAAATAAAAATACTTATCAATTTTTTATTAGAAAAAAGTATTAATCCATTACCAATATAGCCATAATAGGATAGTGATCCGAAATACTACCATAAGGATAGATTGGGTGAACTAATTTTGTGCTACATTTTGGATTTAAAACAATCAATTGTTCATAATCAAAATGTAAACTGGATAAATATTTGTTTAAATATTTTCTTTTTTAATGATATACGGAACCAGACTCTGGTCCTTGGAAAAATTTGTTTCTAATGTTAATCCTTCGATATTATATGATACAATACTAATTTTCATTACACAGATAATAATTAATTAAATATATTGAAATATATCATGAGGCTATCAGAATTGGATATATTTCATTTTTTATAAATTTAAAAAAATGAAATATATAACAATTTTTTTCTGATTTAAATTTAATAATAAGCTAATGAAAACATTAAAACAATTAAGAAA